CCCGAAAGGTGGAAGCTACTTTAACCCTCAGTCTAATCCAGTTGTCCAAGCTTCCACGACTGGCTCTGGCTCTGGCGCGACCTTCAACCTCACCTTCGGCGCTGCCTCTCCCCAGCGAGTGATCCTGACCGATCAGCAATACGCCACATTGGTCTACTGCCGTGACGTCACTGACCTCAATGTCATGGACGATTCGTTCCAAGAGGCACTGGTTAAAATTCTTGGCGCGACTGTATGCATTGCCCTTGCTGGTGATAAAACCCTCGCCAAGATGGCAATCGAGATCGCCAATAAAAAGATCGAAGAAGCCCGCGAAGGTGATGGCAATGAAGGCCTGACCATCAACGACGTAACCCCGGATTGGATTCGGGTTCGCGGCATCGACTATCCTGATATCTACACACAGTCTTCGTATGGGTTCAACTGGGGGCCACTTTGGCCTGTGCTGTAAGGTAAACCTATGCCTCATATCGTTGCCCAAGCAAGCTTTAACTCTGGCGAATGGTCCCCGAATCTCTTCGCGCGTGTTGACCTCGCCAAGTACAAGGCTGGCGCGGCGCTGCTTGAGAATTTCTTTGTGGATTATCGTGGTGGTGCCAGCACCAGAGTTGGCACCAGATACATTCTACAGGCGTATAAATCCGCGACTCCGGTGAGGCTTATTTCCTTTCAAGCCAGCTTTACCGTTGGTTATGTGTTGGAGTTTGGCGACGGGTATATCCGGTTCTTCTATCGCGGATCGCCAATCATCGAAACTGGCGTTGCCATAACCGCAGCGACTAAAGCCAATCCTTGCGTTCTAACCATCCCCGGGCATACCTATTCCATTGGCGACTGGATTTACGTCCAGAACGTCGGTGGGATGACGCAGATCAATCAAAAGTATTTCATCGTCACGGCTGTGGCTGGCAACAATGTCACCATCGCTGGGTTGAATGGAACCAACATCAATTCGACTGGATATTCTACCTATACCTCTGGCGGCACAGCCAGCCGGGTTTATACCATTGCCTCGCCATATACATCCTCTGACGATCTGCGTTTGATTAAGTTCGCGCAGAGTGTCAACCAGATGATCCTCTGTCACCCGAACCACGCACCATATGTTCTGACCCTTATCTCCGCCATTAACTGGACGCTTGTCCCGGTTGTGATTGGCGCGACTATATCGGCACCCGGTACCCCGACACTCGCAGGATCGTTTGTCTATTATCCCGGCGCAACCCCGACGAACTATTCCTACGGGGTAACCTCGATCGGCACCAACGGCCAAGAATCCTCTATGTCCGCAGCGGCATCGTTGTACACCTACGACATGCGCACGGTTACAGGGACTGTGAAGGTTTCATGGACTGCGGTTCAAGGCGCGATCGCGTATAACGTCTATAAGACTCAGGTTTCGTACTTCGGTGTTCTGCCGGTTGGTGTTCAGTACGGCTTTGTCGGAACCTGTAAAGACGTCAACTTCATTGATTCGAATATATCTGCGGACTTCACACAAACCCCGCCGATATCCAAGAACCCGTTCGTGGGTTCTGGCATTGACCATGTAACCGTAACTACGCCGGGGACCTACACTATTGTCCCCAGCGTGTCCTTTGGCGGATCGCCAACCATCGCTGCGACTGCGATCGCGGTGTTGCAGGTTCAGGGTACCCCGACAATCTCCGCTGGTGGCGCTGGTTATGCCATTGGCGACACGGTTAACTTCGGCAGCAGTCTTGTGATGCTGGTGACCAACGTGGCCGCAGGCGTGATCACCGCTTGGTCTGTCCAGTCGCCGGGGTATATCTCGTCCGGGTCTGTCCCAACTAACCCATTTAACCAAATTAATACCTCTGGCGCAGGTACTGGCGCACAAATCTCCGCGGTCTGGGGCGTGGGTCAGGTGGTTGTCACCGGTGCGGGCGCTGGCTTCGGCTCGGCTCCAAGTGTGATTTTCTCCACAGGCGCAGCAGCTGCCACTGCTTATCTTGGCGCGACGTCAAACGGTGTGCCTACGGTCCCGGGATTTGTCCAGCAAAGGTTGTTCCTCGGCGGACTTCTTGGCGCTCCCCAAAGCTTCTACCTGTCGCGCCCGGGATCATACTTTAACTTCGATATCTCCCAGCCGTCCCGTGCAGATGATGCTATCTCGGCCACGCTGGTTTCGGGCACCCTGAACAACATCAAAGCGGTTATCCCGTCGAACTCAGGCATGCTTGTCCTTACCGACAAAGCTTCTTGGGTTGTGAATGGCGGCACGGCTGGCGCAGCACTTACCCCGTCATCGCTGAATGCCAATCCGCAGAGCTTTGTCGGGGCCAGCGATGTTCCGCCGATCGTGGCAAACTATGATATTCTGTATGTCCAGAGCAAGGGCTCGGCTATCCGTGATCTGGCGTTTAATATCTACTTCAATACCTTTACTGGCACAGATATCTCGACCCTCGCCAGCCATCTGTTCTACAGCTATACCATTGATGAATGGTGCTGGGCGGAGCAGCCGTTCTATAACGTAAACGCGATCCGCAACGATGGTACCATGTTGACCCTAACCTTTCTCAAGGAACAGGAATTTGTCGGTTGGTCCCATTACGTCACGAATGGATTGTTCAAGTCTGTTGCGTCGGTGACTGAACCTACCGACCACGCTGGGACTGTCGATGCGGTTTATACTGTGATTCAGAGGACCGTTGGCGGAAACTCTGTCCAATACATCGAGCGATTCGCTGAGCGAGCCTTCCCCGCTGGCGTTGAGGATGCTTGGTGTGTGGATGCTGGGCTCGGATACGAAGGAGCGCCTGCGACCAACTTCTCTGGCGGTGAACACCTTGCCGGGCTGACCGTGACTGGCCTTGCCGATGGGTTTGTTATTCCTTCGTTTGTGATGCCTGCGAATGGTGAATTTAGCCTTGCAACGCCTGCATCAAAGGTCACCATCGGCCTTGGCTACACCTGCAAACTCCAGACCCTTGCGATCGACACTGGCGATGGTGCAATCCAAGGCAAGCTCAAGCGAGTTGTGTTTGTGGACGTTCGCGTGAAGGACGCACTTAATCTTTGGGCCGGATCAAGCTTCAACCGACTGGTCCAGATCAAAGACCTTGTGGTCGGTAACGTGTCCTCGATGCTCACCGGCCAAGACAACCAGATCATCACCGGGCTTGTCACTGGCGATGCCCATATTACCATGGATCAGACCTATTCTATCCCCGGCCAAATCTGTATCCAGCAGAACGATCCGATCCCTGCGACTGTCCTCGGCCTCTTCACTACGCTTGAACTTGAGGGTGGCCGATGAATGGGGAAATCTACCAGATCGACAAAGAAGACCTCGCGGGATTGACTTTACAACCGGAAGTGTTGTATGCTGGTAATATATCCAGTCAGATGCTTGCGGGTTTCTATAACGGTCAGTTGTTGTGTATCATTGGTTTCATCCCGCGGAGTTTTCTTTCGGATGAGGCTTATATGTGGATGCAGACAATGCCCGAAGCCAAGAACCATCCCACAATGATCGGCCGACATGCCCGACAGGTTATCCCGCGGATGCTTGAGGTTTACCCGAAGCTGATCGGCCATTGCTTCTCGCCAGACTCAGCCCGATGGCTTAAGTCTCTTGGCGCTGAAATCCACGGAACTGTCTTTGAAATTCGGAGAGCCTGATGGCTGATCCAGTCACCCTAGGAACCATAGGCCTTGCCTCTAGCGCTGCATCTGGCGTTGGGGGCATTTTCAGTTCGCTTATGGGCGGAGGCGCGAAGGCTGACGCGTATAAATATCAGTCCTCGATGGCGATGTATAATGCCCAGATCGCTAAGCAGAACCAGAAATATGCGCTGGATGTTGGCGAACAACAGGCCGAACGCCAAGGTATCGCCGGGGCTGCACAAGCCGGGCAGATTAAAGCCGCGCAGGGTGCGTCTGGCGTTGATGTGAACTCTGGGTCTGCCAAGGACGTCCAGTCCAGCCAACATCTTGTTTCGCAGATGGACCTTAATACCATTCGTGAGAAAGCTGCAAAGACCGCGTATGACTTCTCGGTCCAAGCCACAAACTACGAAAACCAAGCCAAGGGCTACAACAAAGCCGCCAGCAATGCCCGAACCGAAGGTGTCCTTGGGGCAGTTTCGTCGTTCATTGGCACGGTCGGATCGGTTTCCAGCAAATGGATGCAGGGCCAGCAACTGGGTATGTGGGGTAAGGGCGGGACTTCATCCGGCAGCTTCGGCCCCGATCCGCTGACTGAATGGGAGTATGGACGCTAATGGCAAGCAATGTCCCATACACAGGTGTGCCGACGGTACAGCCGAGCTTTGACGCAACCCCAAGCATGTCGTCCAACATTCCGATGGACGCGTTTGGGGCTGGTGTC